GTGAGCAGGACACGGGATCCTATACAACGCTGAATGTCTCCGCACTGAAGCAGGTGCTTCCGGTCGATGTGGAGACCTTCGTTCGAATGAGTCTGTCGTTTGGGAATGATTTCATGCCTGCGGTGGGTGTGTTTTCCCTCCGCGAAGAAGGCTACGGGCGCGCGGTCTATCATGCGACCCACGAGGCCATCACCGGGTCCCAAGAACGGACTGTCCTCCTCAAGCGCTTGAAGCCGGCCGATCGACGCATCGTGGCGCCTGACGCCCATGCCCTGGAGGCGCGGGTGGCGGTGCATCTCCTGGATGGAGTCCTCGATTGGGAGCCTGTCGTCTACGCCTACTGGAAAACCTGGGAGTGGACCTATCAGTACTTTACGACCTCGGTCGTTCCGGACTGGGACTGGGTGTATCCCTATGCGGAAGCCCCGCTGATTCGAACCCTGGAGGAGTTCGATCGCCCGACCTCGTTCGTCTGGGACCACCCGACCCCGTCCTGCACGATTGACGATCAGCTGGACTTCATTCTTCCTGCGCGGAGTTTGCGCGAGACGGGACGGACCCCTCGCTGGCCCGACGAACTCTACGACGAAGCCACCGAGACCCGCCACCCCTGGATGAAGAAGTATGCGTGGGAGTGTGATCCCTGGGTCTCGCTGCCCATGGGGCCGCTTACCGTCGTAAGCGAATACCACCCCCCGTTATCCTGAACCCCGTCGGCGGCGCAAAGCGGGAGAGCATCTGAGGCGGGGCCGGACTTGTTTCGACGGGGACTGCCTCGAGAATGCCGCGGGGAAGGACGACCACATCCGGTGCAGGCGCGACCTGTGTCGTACCCTCGCGGAGGGCAAAGTACGAGGTCTCGATCTTGTTCATCTCGGCAATCTTCCGGAGCGCCGCGATGCCCGTAATGTCCCGCCAGCCACTCCAATGGCGTGTGATGTGGGTCCCGTAGGCGCGCCGATACTCCAGGGCTGTGCGCGTCTTGAAATTGGACTGCAGGGTGGCCATGCAGTCCTCGATGGTCCCGTAGACGGGCTTGTTCAGGCGTTGGTTGACGGCGTTGTGCGCTCGGAAGCCGAAGAGCATAAAGGTCTGGCGCGAGTCCAAGAGCTCTGGAAACTTCTGTCGGTAGGCGGCGAGCAACTTTGTAAAATGGTCGCGACACGACGGGCAGGTAATGGTATCGCGAAAGAGATCCAGCCAGGTCGAGAGGAGTTGCTTTTCGGTGGGAGTTGGAGTCTCAGGATACAGGGTCGTCACGGAATGGAGGGTCATCCACCCGAGGGGGCCCCAGACGGCAGTCATTGTTTAGCCAGAAGAAAGCATCCCGGCCTGCATAGCGTCCGCGTAAATGGTCCGAATAATATCCTCTCGCTTCGACGAGACGGGGAGACCGCGGGCTCGAAGGGTCTCCTTGATCTTGGTGAGGGGCATCGTCTTGGCGTCCTTCAGGATCTTGCTGCGTCGCGTGGATTCCCCCTTGGAGGTCAGAATCCGAAGCTTGCCCTTCTTCATCGGCGGGGGCTTGGCGGGATCCCGGACCGCCTCGAACCGAGGGGTCTTTCGCGCGGTCTTCCCGTGTTTCAGGATGCCGTGTTTCGGTTTCTTGTCGTGAGGAGAGGCCTTTCGAGTCGCCCCGACCCGGGGTGGCGCTGCGGAGGGGGCTCCGACTTTCACGATTTTAAGACCAGCGTCCATTGTTCAAAACGGACAACGTTATTTACAGCCAGAGGTCTGCAAGACGACACCATGGCCGCACCCGCTGATCCCTGGGATGCTGTGAAAGCCTACTTTGTCAACGGCGTTCGGCGCTTGGTGGACCACCAGATCGACTCCTACGAGGACTTCATTCGCACCAAGATGCCCCTGATCATCCAGTCGACGCCGCCCATCACGGTCTGGCATGAGCAGGACCCGGTGCTCAAGAAGTACAAGTACGAGTTCCGACTGTCCTTCGAGAAGGTGACCTACATGAAGCCCCGCATCCAGGAGGCGACCGGCCGTGTCAAGCCCATGCTCCCGATGGAGGCCCGCGTTCGCAACTTCACCTACGCGGCGCAGATCTATGCGGATGTTCGGTTCACAGCCCGCACCTACAAGGGAGAGACCTACTCGACCTTCGACGAGGAGTCTCGGGTCTTCGAGGGCATCTCGCTGGGCAAGCTGCCGGTCATGCTCGGGAGCAGCCTCTGCCTCCTCAAGGAGTACCCTCTGTCCCTCGAGCAGCTCGGGGAGTGCGGACACGACCCTCTGGGCTACTTCATCATCCACGGCTCAGAGCGGACGATCCTCTGCCAGGAGAAGGTGGCTGACAACCGCATCATGGTCTTCCAGTCCAAGAAGTCTAGCTCCAAGCACTCCTACTCCGTCGAGCTGAAGTCCCTCCACGAGTCCTTCACGATGCCGCCCAAGAAGCTCGAGGTCCGCCTGTCCTCCAAGTTCAACGGCTTCGGGTATCCGCTCCTCGCCTGTGTCCCTCGGTTCCGCGAGGACATTCCGGTGATGGTCTTCTTCCGGGCCCTCGGTGTGACCACGGATGCCGAGATTGCCCGACTGGTCTGGGGGAGCCTCGACGACCCGCACACGGAGCTCCTGGCAGCGAGCTTCCGGGACTGCGCCGAGCTCGCGGTCTTCAGTCAGGGAGACGCCATCGCCTACCTCACGAATCACCTCCAGTATGGGACCAACCAGGAGGACAAGCAGGCCTATGTCCGCCAGCTGCTCGGCTCCGAGTACCTCCCCCATGTGCGCTTCGCAGGGGAGACGGCAGGTCTCGAGGTCTTGAATGCGCGGAAGGCCCTCCTCACGGCCAGCATGATCCGCCGGCTCCTGTTGACCGATCAGCGCCAGATCCCGCTCGATGACCGCGACGCCTACCCGAACAAGCGCGTCGTCACCACGGGAGCGCTGCTGACCCATCTGTTCCGCCAGCTCTTCCAGAAGGTCTGCAATGACACCCGAAATGAGTTCGTCCAGGAGGTCAACAATGACGCCTGGAAGAAGGGCGAGCCGCGCCCGATGGACATTCTGAACATCAACAACCTCTACAAGATCCTCAAGCTCTCCACGATCGAGGGCAAGCTGAAGCAGGCCCTGGCGACGGGCAACTTCACGGTGCAGGGCCTGGGCACCAGCAACAGCACCAGCCTCTCGAATGCGACCAAGGTCGGTGTCTCGCAGGTCCTCGCGCGGATGTCGTATACCTCGACCCTCAGCCACCTGCGCCGCATCCAGACGCCGGTGGAAAAGTCCGGCAAGCTCCTCGCGCCCCGCAAGCTGCACGGCACCTCTTGGGGCTTCGTCTGCCCGGTGGAGACGCCCGAGGGCCATTCCGTGGGCATCGTCAAGACCATGAGTCTGCTGTCGAGCGTCACCCAGCACATCCCGAGCAACACCGTCCTCCACTTCCTGCAGGATTGCGGAGGTCTCACCTGGATCACGCAGGCGAAGGTCTACGAGGGGACGGCGGTCACCCTCAACGGTGTCATTGTCGGCTACTCCTCGGACCCCAAGGCTCTCGTGGACCGACTCCGGGCGGCCAAGCAGTCCTTCCGCCTCCATCCGCATGTCTCCATCGCCTGGTACACGCTCCTGAACACGCTCATCATCGAGACGGACGCAGGTCGCCTGGTTCGCCCGGTGTTCCGCACGGGCTGTGCCTTCGCTCCGAAGGGCTCCGACTGGACGACCTGGATGAAGACCTGCATCGAGTACATTGATGCCTCGGAGACGGAGACTCTGCGGGTGGCCTACAGCAAGGACGCCGTGACGCCGCACCACACGCACTACGAGATCCACCCCAGTCTGGTGGTCGGCCACATGGCGAGCTCCATCCCGCTCTCGGACCACAACCAGTCGCCCCGCAACACCTATCAGTCGGCCATGGGCAAGCAGTCGATGTGCGTGTATGCCGGCAACTACGCCAAGCGCCTGGACAAGAATGGCTACCTGCTCCTGAGTCTGACCCGTCCCCTGGTCGAGACACGGTCGATGAACCTCCTGAAGATGCACGAGATGCCGTACGGGATGAACGCCATCGTGGCGATCGCCTGTTACGGGGGCTACAACCAGGAGGACTCGATCATCATGAATCGCTCGGCGGTGAACCGCGGCTTCATGCGGGGCCTCTACTACACGATGTACAAGGACGAGGAGCACCGCAATGTGACCTCGGGCCGCGAGGAGAAGTTCGTGCGCCCGCTGAAGCACCTCACTCGCAAGTACAAGAACACCAGCTACGCAGCCATCGGAGAGGCCGGCATTCCCATTCTGAATGCGACACTCCAGGAGAATGATGTCGTCATCGGCAAGGTCGTCAACCTGCGCAATGACCCGGCGGGCTATGCGTACCGCGACGCGTCGACCACGCACAAGAACTCGGAGCCCTGCCGCATCGACGGAGTGTGGCAGGACAAGAACTCGGATGGCTATCCGTTCGTCAAGGTGCGCGTCGTCTCCGAGCGCATCCCTCAGATTGGCGACAAGTTCAGTTCCCGCCACGGACAGAAGGGAACGGTCGGAATGCTGCTGGACGAGCAGGACATGCCCTTCACTGCAAGCGGCATGCGCCCGGATCTCATCATGAACCCGCACGCCGTGCCCTCCCGCATGACGATTGCGCAGCTCATGGAGTGCATCTTCGGGAAGATCGGCGTCCAGCGCGGCACACTGGGCGATGGAACACCCTATGACCACCTGAAGGTCGAGGACCTCAAGCAGCATATGCTCGACCTCGGCTATCACCCGTACGGCAACGAGATCCTGTACAACGGGCAGACGGGCGAGATGATGGAGGCCGAGATCTTCATGGGCCCGACCTTCTACCAGCGCCTGAAGCACATGGTGATCGACAAGAAGCACAGCCGTGGCCGGGGGCCGATTGTGAGCCTGACGCGCCAGCCGTGCGAGGGCCGGTCGCGTGACGGGGGGTTGCGCGTGGGAGAGATGGAGCGGGACTGCTTGCTGAGCCACGGAGCCGCGGCGTTCACCAAGGAGCGGTTGATGGATGTGTCGGATCCCTTCCCCACGGGGATCTGCAAGACCTGTGGGACCCTTGCTGTGGTCAACGAGGAGGAGAGCATCTACTCCTGCGGGACCTGCGGGAACAAGACGGAGTTCGTCCAGAAGACGATCCCCTATGCGATGAAGCTCTGGATGCAGGAGCTTGAAGCGATGCACATTACACCTCGGATGGTCCTCCAGTAGGGTCCTCCGGAGGACGACGAATGGTGAGGGCAGAGGCGGAGGGAATGGCGTTCTCCAACATACTCGTGAGGTCAGTGTCGGAGCGAGACGCCTTCATGCGGGGCGCCCTGGACGTCCGCCAGGCATGCCCGAGCGCACACGCCGCACAGAGCGCAAGTGCAACTGCTGTCGTCGCCGCCAATGCGGTATCCGTCGTGTCCATTTACCGAGATCCGGCAGGTTCTCCGTAAATGTCCCTCACACTGATCGTGGGGCCCATGTTTGCGGGGAAGACCGGACGCCTTCTGAGTCTCGCGACGCGCTACACAAGTCTGGGGATGCGAGTGCTCGTTCTGACGCATTCGTCGGACACACGCTACGGACAGGAGCCTGCCGTCGTGACGCATGACGGACGGCGGATCCCGTGTCGACGGATTCGGACCTTCAATGAAATTGGGGATGAGACCCTCTGGCAGTTCGATGTGGTTCTTGTCGACGAAGCCCATTTTTTCACGGGACTTGTGGCCTTTGCGCGGCGTGTCGTTGAAGACCATCGCAAGCCCCTCGTTCTTGTGGGGCTCGATGGAGACTCGGCCCGTCAACCCTTTGGAGAGCTGTTGCACTGCCTTCCGCTTGCGGATACGATTGAGCGACTGACGGCCCTGTGTCGGCGATGCGCAGATGGGACGCTCGGTCTCTTCACCTTTCGGCACCAAGGGCCGCATGATCAGCAAGTCCTCGTCGGAGGCTCTGAGCGCTACGAAACACTCTGTCGTCGGTGCTATCGGCGCGCTGAAGAACGCGCTGGACGCGCCGAATAGGGGGGTCAGAAAACTTTCTTGCCAAGGAACACAACAACATGGGTGGCGGTCTTCTTCAGCTTGTCTCGTACGGTGCGCAGGACATCTACATCTCCGGCAACCCCCAGATCACCTTCTGGAAGGTCCTCTACAAGCGCCACACCAACTTCGCCATGGAGTCCATTGAGGTCACCTTCAACGGCCAGGCCGACTTCAACAAGCGCGTCACTGCCGTCATCAACCGCAATGCGGACCTGATGTACCGCACCTATGTGCAGGTTGTTCTCCCCTCGGTCGACCTGACCCAGTCCCTCAACATCAACCGCTTCCGCTGGCTGAACTACATCGGCCACCGCCTCATCAAGGTGGTTGAGCTCGAGATCGGTGGCCAGCGCATCGACCGCCAGTACGGTGACTGGATGCAGATCTGGACCCAGCTCACCCAGGATGCGGGTACCATCTCTGCCCTCGACGACATGATCGGCAACACCCACGACCTCGTCCTCATGAAGGACAAGAAGGGCTATGCCCTCGATGCGTCCTGCGCCGGCGCCGAGCTCACCAACTCCTGCGCCCCCCGCGCGGGCACCCCGGCCAAGACCCTCTACATCCCTCTCCAGTTCTGGTTCTGCCGCAACCCCGGCCTCGCGATCCCGCTCATCGCCCTCCAGTACCACGAGGTGCGCATCAATGTGGAGTTCGAGCAGTGGATCAACTGCTGCTACTACGATGGCATCTCCGGCACCGCCCCGGCCACCTCCATCCAGTCCCTCACGGCCGCCTCCCTCTACATCGACTATGTCTACCTCGACACGGAGGAGCGCCGCCGGTTCGCCCAGCAGACCCACGAGTACCTGATTGAGCAGCTCCAGTACACTGGCGCCGAGTCGATCACCTCGTCCTCCAACAAGATCCAGCTGAACTTCAACCACCCCGTCAAGGAGCTTGTCTGGGTTGTTCAGCGCGACTCCTTCGTCGACTGCACCCCCAACCAGAACTTCATCGACGAGGTGAACGGCTGCCAGCCCTTCAACTACACGGATGACTTCTCCACGGAGGGTGTCGTCATGGATGTCCTCGCCCGCGGCTCCCTCGGTGGCGGCGCGGCCGGCACCACGATCCCGACCACCGCCGGCGATGGCCCCTACGGCCCCTACCTCCCGGGCCTCGGCCTCCAGTCCGGCCCGTCCTTCCAGGGCTCCTCTTGGCTCGACTCGATCTCCAACGCCGGTGCCCAGGTCTTCGAGGACACCACCAACTACCTCCTCGCCAAGGTTGTTCTCTCCTCTGGCGTCAAGTGCGAGGGCAAGAACCCCGTGGAGGTTGCGAAGCTCCAGCTCAACGGCCAGGACCGCTTCACGGAGCGCGAGGGCCGCTACTTCGACACCGTCCAGCCCTACCAGCACCACAGCCGCACCCCGGCCCGCGGTATCAATGTGTACTCCTTCGCGCTCAAGCCCGAGGACCACCAGCCCAGCGGCACCTGCAACTTCTCTCGTATCGACAAGGCGACCCTCCAGCTCACGGTGTCCGTCAACACCGTCCGCAACGGCCGCACCGCGCAGGTTCGCGTGTACGCCGTGAACTACAACGTCCTCCGTGTCATGTCTGGCATGGGCGGCCTCGCGTACTCCAACTAAACACCAGAACTTACCACGGTTGACTTTGGGGGAGGAAACGGGGGAAACCCCACACCTGTGGTTGGAACTCCAACCGCAGATGTGGCGGAAAGACAGAATGTCAGACTTCAAGGGAATCAAGTACAAGGACGCCTCAAACTGGATCGGATATGTGCCTCAACCCGCTGGGCCCATTCGCTATCTTGAAATTGGGGTTCTCTGTGGCAACAATGTTCTGAGTGTCGAGTCGCTCTATGCGGCGCACCCCGACTCCGTTCTTGTTTGCGTGGATCCGTGGATTGACTATGGCGACTACCCCGAGTACAAGGGCGTCATCACAACCTATTATGACTACTTCTGCCAAAACACGGCCTCGATCGCGCAGAAGCTCGAGGTGTATCGGGACTACTCGCATCGGGTTCTCCCCACATTGGACGACGAGTCCTTCGACCTTATTTACATCGACGGCAACCACGAGACATGCTATGTGCTCGAGGATGCAGTCCTTGCCTTCCGCAAACTCAAACCCGGAGGGTGGTTGGTGTTCGATGATTACGAAGGCCCCGGTGTTCCTCCTGGGATCCACGCATTTCTCGATGGATATCGTCGGCAGATCTCTCCCTATGTGGCCCACCATAGAGCCCAGGTCTTTGTGCAGAAACTGGACACGACTGGAGGTCGTTGAAACTTTCACCAAGAGATGTGGTCTGCGGTAGGCGAGTCTTGCGATCTTCTTGCCGATCGACAATGTATCGCTTGAACCCATCCTTCAGCGGAACTGCCTATCGCATTGCCACTAACTGGGCCCCCTATCTCACTCCAGATCCATCCACGCCCTTCCGGTACGCGGAAGTCGGTGCATTCTATGGAGCAAACATGATTAGCGTCGCAGACATCTACGGAATGCATCCCGATTCGACTCTCATCGCCATTGACCCCTGGACAGACTACGCAGAGTATCCCGAATACAGGGGGCAGCAGACGACCATTTACGACGCCTTTCAGCGGAACCTCTCTCGTTGCGGTCTGTCTGACCGTGTCACGGTATCACGTGGCTATTCCAGTGACATCCTCCCGACTCTGAAGGACACTTGGTTTGATGTTATCTACATTGATGGCAACCACGAGCCCGAGTATGTGTTGGAAGATGCCGTACTGGCCTTTCGCAAGGTCAAGGTGGGCGGGATGCTCATCTTTGACGATTATGGGTGGGGGGGACCCGATCTCACGAAGCGAGGGATCGATGGGTTTCTGTCGGGCTATCACAAGCGAGTGTCGGTTCTCGGACTGAAGGACTCGCAAGTGTTTGTTCGGAGAAAATCATGAGCGACTTCAGTTGCATGCAGACTCTGTCAACTGCCGCGATGTCTGGGCCAGACATCCTCGGATCCGATGGTTCACTGAGGGTGAATCAATTCACGAACGAACATCGTGTCAAATCCATGCCAATCAATCCCGGGCGTGGATGTATAGCCCTGCGACTGCATGAATGCATTCAAGTCTGAAGAATTCAGATGAAGGTGTTCGATTTGAAGATGACGAATCGTATACGTAGAGAAATCAATCGTCCGAAGGACCTCAAAGTCAATCCCCTCAATGTCTAGAAACAAATAGTCAATGTCGGTGAGGCTATGCGATGCAAAATACTCATTCAGCGTCGTTGCTGGAACGACAACCGATTTGAATAGGCGTGGATCGTAGTCATGCTTGACAATATGAGTCGGGATGATAGATGCGACTTGATACGACTTGTTTGCGTTGTCCTCGGGGCCATCTTCTTCTGTGTAAAACAGCCGTACCGATTCTTGGTGGGTTGGCGTAATGGCTATCGTATCGATCGTCACGTTCGCGATTCCATCATACTGCCTTTGAATCTCTGGTACATGGATGGAGAATGGCTCAACGAGATAGACTGCCTCCGGCGCACTCGTACGACAGAGGTCTCGCACATGATCACGCCCGTTGTTTGTTCCAATCTGAACGACAGTACCGATTGGCATTTGTCTTAGCAATCGCTTTCTTCGTCGGAGATTTCACGAACGAACACGTGGAGCCCGCTTCGCGGAAGGTGATCTTCAATACAGGCGTGGGTCGGTTGATTCGGGTCGAGGTCTTCGCCACACAGCATGACAATTCGGTCGGGAGGATAGGCACGCCGCACTTCCTCCCAATAGGGCAAGCTGCGATGCAGGCTTCCATAGATCACAAGATCAAAGGCCCCCGACCGCAGGTCCTCAATGTGAACGGGGGGAGGCTTCGCGGTAACCGGAATCACGCGAGAATAGGAAAATCCGCGTCCGTAGAGCCTCTCGGGATACGGATAGTCCTCGTAGATATGAGGAACATGCACGGAGTCTACGCAGCGAGCTCCAAGGATCTGCTTCATTCCAATCAGAGTGAGACAACGGAGGTAGTCGGGATTCGGGTCGCCGCTGAGAAAGAGAACGCGCTTGGGGTTTGGGCACCCGACTGTGTCAAACACATACTGCGCCATCGCACGACAGGTGAGATGGGTCCGCGTATACGCGAGGAGCTCGGGAAGAAAGGCGCTTGGACTCTCAGAGGCCATCGCAGCGTGGACCAACTCCTTGGGGTAGTGTGTCATCGTATTCGCGGGACATGCGTCGAGATCTCGGAACCACGGAATACACCCATTCGCAAGGATCTCGTAGTGTCGAAGACAGTCCCATCCTCCCTTCTTGCAGGTATATCCAAACAGACTGGCCTGATAGTCCTTGGCATACGAGGCCTCGTCTGAAAAGATATAGGTTGAAGGATCTCCGGGAACGATGTGTCCATACAGTTTGGTCTTCTCGGGGACGGATGGTACAATCTTCGACTCGGGAATAGAAAACGAGATAGGATATACAGGCATCCTTTAAGAGTAATCAAATGCTTCATTCAAAATACCTCGAGCAGTGCCAGACTCCGTCGGACATCCACGAGCATCTTCCTACGCTTCTTCGCTACGCGCGTGAGTGTTCCCATGTGACAGAATGCGGGGTTCGCACTTGTGTCAGCTCCTATGCGTTTGCAGAGGCCCTTCGAGAGCGGCCCGGCACACGAATCATTCAGGTCGACCCGCAATCGCATCCCAACATTGACACCTTCCAGTCTGAATGTAAGGCAGAGGGGCTTGACACCGTCTTTTACTGCAAGACTGACCTGGACTGCCCGCTTGAGGTGACCGATCTCTTGTTTCTCGATACCTGGCATGTCTACGGACAGCTCAAGCGTGAGCTGGCCCGTTGGCATCCGGGCGTGCGAAAGTACATCATCCTTCACGACACAACCGTGGATGAGTGGCAAGGAGAAACCATTCGGAACGGATGGGATGCAGTTCGCCAGAGCCGGGACTCTGGGATCCCGATCCACGAGATTCGAAAGGGACTCTGGCCTGCGGTGACAGAGTTTCTCGCGGCCCATCCCGAGTGGCGCCTTCGTGAGCGATTTACGAATAACAACGGGCTCACGATTCTTGAGCGAACTCGCCCCACCAAGTGAGGTCGGTCGAGTTTTCAGAGCCCCTCGACCATAGACGTATGTGGACGAAAGAGAGCATCATCACCTCCGATCAGATTCTCGAGGCCTTTCCAACTGTCTATCACAAGATGGATGTCTTCTATTCAGGAGGACGCCCAGTTGTATGGCGAGGGCAGCGTCGCGCGGCCCCCGCCCAGACAGAACGGTTTATCGTCACAGGGCATTCGGACTATCCAATCGTGGACGAGCTCCTGACGCTGTATCCTCGCACAGTGTGGTGGGGGACGAATGTCCAGACACCCCGCGCACGTGGGATTCCGCTTGGAATCACGAATGCCACGAACGAGAGCGCTGTTCATCCGGTCTATGGAGATCTAGACGATATGGTGGAGGTGGCGAAGAGGCCCAGAACCATCGAAAATCGTGTCTACATGAACTTCTCCGTGGATACGTACCCCAGTGAACGGCGTCTCGTCTGGGATCTGTTTGCATCCAAGCCGTGGGTCACGACCGGCTCTCACGTTCCAACGCACGAAGGGCGGCGCGCGTTTCTGCAGGGGCTGCGCAATCACTCCTTTGTTCTCTGTCCGCGGGGGAATGGAGTGGATACACACCGTCTCTGGGAGACCCTCTATATGGGAAGCATCCCCATTGTGAAGTGGGACATCGCGCATTCGGGATGGACGGATCTCCCCATCCTGTTTGTTTCGTCGTGGGAGGAGGTCACCGAAGACCGCTTGCGCACAGAAGAGGCTCGAATCCGGGGAGCGTCGTGGAACCTTGCAAAGCTCGATGTGTCTTATTGGATTCGAACCCTCCACGCAGCTCGAAATGGCTTGCGGGTTCCGTAGTAGTCTGAGATCAACTCCTGCATGACACCCAACTCGGGCAATGTCTCTCCGCGCGCCTGTCGCACCCGAAAGTGAAAGACAGACGATGGGATGCGCCCCTTCAACGCATCTACGCAGTCCGGATTGAGGAGATCCACTCGAGGGGCGGGCGTGATCGGAATTCCCCACTCCTTGAGGGCATGCCCAATCGACACGTCGTCTTGAGTGTGAAGAGGCGGTCGCTCGTCCACTAGGCGACAGACGAGATCGGGGGTGAGTGTGAACCCACATCCAGAGGGGAAGAGACAGGCGGATTCATGTCCAACCGGGGCGGAACAGAATTGCGTCCTTGGAATTGTCCTACAGTACTCCACATAGCGATCAAAGATGACCACAGAGGATAAGTTCGTTCGAAAGACACATGCGTACTCCGAAAGCCGGGGCCGGAAGAATGCAAACGCCCGCAGTGTCTTCTCGTAGATGGTATCGAGCGTCTCCTCTATCCGAAGAAAGAGCGTGTCTCCTTTCAACTCTGCCTCCGATTCCAGCGCCGGATCCCCCTTGTAGAAATAGCAGTCTACGCTGGGGTTGCTCTGCATATAGGTTCGCCAAAGCCGCTGGTGCTCTCGATAGACGGGTTCCGTATCACTTGCGAGAACAAGCACCAGAACTCGCATTTGCGTAAGGAGTCCAGAATACTAGGAGCGTTCGAGCGAGCTAGACAAGCCCCCGTGCGACTCGGAAGGGCCGCGTTTCGGAGTTCGGATAGGCGATCGAGGCGTAGTGTTTGGTCCAGAATCCGTCGAGTGCGCGCGGGGCTCGCGCATCCAAATAGGCCTGGGCTTCGGGGGACCGAGGCGTTCGCGTCGACCCCCACTCGAGCGGGGAATAGACCTCGACGGGGACAAATCCGCAGCGCCACTGCTTGAAGACCCAGGCTCGTGCGAAGAGATCGTGCTCATCGTCTCCGAGGACATAGTGGTCTTCGTCGAGATAGCCGAGCTCGCGAACCATGGAGGCCCGGAGAACGAGCGGGCCGCGATTGACTGAGTGGGACAAAAACACTGTGTCGAACCCATCAAAGGACTGCAGGACTTCATGCGGGCGCTCCGTTGCACCTCCGAGTTTTCCACGGTTGAATCCCGGGCAATGGTTCACACGGTGGCAACACCGCCCCGACACGGCAATGAGGTCCGGATACTGGGCGAGGGGCGACGCAAGAAGAATGTTGTACCCCAAGGTCAACACCTTCATATCCGCTTGAAGCTCAACAAGATAGGTGCCGGTGGCCATCCGGAACCCCTGGTTGTCGCAACTGGTCTCGAACTTGCCCGGTGGCGGATTGACGAGGAGTTCGATCCGAAGGAGGCTGGAGGGCCGGTCGAGACCTGCGATCCACTCTTGAACGCGCGCAAGGGTCTCATCGGTACATCCGTCAATGATCAGGATGAGCTCGTAGGTCCCGAGCGTCATGTCGACCACGCTGTTCAGAATTTGGTGGATGCGGGGGGCCTGATTGTGAATTGGCATCACCACGCTAAAGGTTGGCTGCATTGGAACTATACATGATGCGTTGTCTGTCCATTTGGACGCAGAATATAGGTCTCGAGGCTTTCTCGTGAAAAGTGGCGCAGTGGGACCCGAAGATTGTTCCGAATCAACGTCTCGACATTCCAGGCTGCGTCAATGGATGCGTTGTAGTCCTCAAAGGTCCATGTCTCTCGAAGGATTCGAAGCCGCGTAAGCGCGAACCAGTCATCGAAGAAGACGCCATCATTCGACTGGCGCCAGCGGATAATGTACTCGTCGCCAAGCCGTGCGAGTTCTTGCTCAAGAGCACCCGGGGCGAAGACGATAGGGGTATCGGTTCTGATTCGGATGACAGGGGCATCATCTGGAAGAATCGTAGAGGCGGCTGCGCAGACGGCCTGCACACCGTGGATCATTCGATACATGCCGTAGGTCCAATGGTCCAAGTTTGGTTGACACTCGCGCTGCTGGAGAGTTTTTGCTGTGACGCGGTCATCGATCTCGGCTTGCGTTGGTTCTGGGATAAGCGTAAGTGAATCGACTGCCTCGCGAAGCTCAGTGGGAATTGAGAATCTATCCCAGGTACACAGGAAAACGCGAGCAGTTGGGAGCTGTGCGCGCAAGGTCCAGATTACGAGGAGAACCTCCTCCGGCGAGGGACGGATGGGTCCACTCATGAGGATAGACACGGCCATTGGAATGCACCTAGGATGTTTTAACGTCCGACGCCTCCGTCAAGACGAATGCGATTACCTTTCAGTACGACACAGGAGTCTTCACCCCCGCTTGTAAAGGATCTGCGAGAGCCCACGCATCTGCGTCAGGAAGGTCACGAGACGATCAATCTCCTGTCGGTGGGCTCCATACGGACGAAGTGAATGGGAGTCTGCATAGGCGTCTGCAACGATGTCTTCGGCTGTCCACGCCCATCTCTCTCTGTCGATTCGTTTGTGCGTTCGGTTGACGAGCATGAGTCGCCCTCGGTCGTGGTACTCCATAACGCATTTGGTCGTATACTCTTCATCAATGCCCCATTGAGGTTTGTCTGCAAGATGTGCGATCGTCTTATTGTAGTCATTCTGCTCGATCGGAAGGGACGCGAGCATGCGAATGGAGTCCTCCCACGAGGCGTGAAGCGAGAAGATCTCTTTGAACAGTGCCCCCTTCGCAATATGATAGCAGACGGGGAGGTATAGCTCCTGGTCCCCGTACCGCGTGTTGGCGTTGAGATGAACATACTTGTTATCGGGAATGGACGCAATCGTCTCGATGAAATACGGTTTGGAGATGGGGAACATGTCGATATCTGATGTCATACACACCTTGTCGGGGAACTGCGAGGCGATCCAGAATCGAACCCACTGACACTGCAGATAGACGGGGATCCCAGGAACAGGCTTCAGTTTGAGGACGCCACCATAGGTCGTCTCAATGGGGATCGAATGATCCTCATCGATATAGACGAGCAGGGGCCGAATGCCGAAGCGGATCGTCCAGACCTTCGAGACGAGGGGCCAGAAGTCCAGGTACATGGGATTGGAGTTCGAGCTATGCAGCACGAAGTCGATCTTCATAGGAACGCTTTACAGGACCAGTCGATTTGCTTCGGCTCCGGAACAACGAGCGGATCCGTCCAGGAGTTGACGATGCACACGGGCAGGCGCTCGTACAGAGAGGACAAGCTGTTGCGCAGAACCACCGGCGTGGCCCCGCAGAACAACGCTTCATAGACGCGATGGGTGTCGAGGCCGGTTCCCTCGGGGCATAGGACGAACTTGGAGTGACACAGATCCAGGTAGTACTCGGGAACGGAAAGGGCCGCGCGAGTGACGAGACGGGGATCCCCATTGAAGGCCCGGAAGCATTCCGATCGGGCCGGAGGGTTTGTCGTCGTGGTGAAGTTCGCATAGACTTCAATGTCGCGCTCCGAGGACCCGGCCTTGAAGCCCTCCAGAAAGGGAAGCTGCCTGTCAGCGAAGCCAAGGGGGATTGTCGTGAGCTGGGGATGGGCGACGATGGTGTTGATCGCATAGATGCGATAGGCCCGCGGAAGGAGCATCTGCAGTTCCAGAGGGCCAAAGGTTCGGTCGGTGTTGTGGACGATGAAGGTGAACCGCTTGGCGGCCAGAATCGGAAAGCGGCGCCGAAGATCCAATAGACAGTCTCCGTTGACAAAGACCCAATCGCCATCCGACGCCTGGGCATAGACGAAGGTGGGTCGATGGGGATAGCGAGGGTCGAAGACCCACTTGCAGAGCTCGGAAAACGCCTTCCCCGAAATCATTAGAGGTAGAACAAGGGACAATGGTAAACGCCTTTTCGTTCTGTCTCTACGGGCCTCCCAATCCCCGCTACTATACCCCCCTCCTTGAGAACCTCACGATCATCCAGACGCACTATCCGGACTGGAAGGTCTGGATTCACTTTGCCCCCGATGTCGATGCCACCTACCTTCGCCTTCTCCGGTCGTATCCGCAGGTTGTGCTTCGACACACGGAGAGGCTCGGGGCCATCAACATGATTGAACGGTTCTTTACGATCGACGAACCCGGAGTGGACCTCATGGTGGTGCGCGATGCGGACAGTCTGCTTCATTGGCGCGACCGCTGGGCCCTCCAGCAGTTTCTCGATCGGCCGCAGTATGACCTACACATTATTCGGGATCACCCCGACCATCGCATTCGCATTCCCGGAGGGCTCTGGGCTCTCCGGAAGACGGAGGGACTTGTGATGCGCCAGGCGTACGCGGAGTGCATGACGAATCCTGTGGATTACGGAGTTGCACACGATCAGAACTTCTTGTCAGCCCATCTCTATCGTCGCGTTGATGGGAGGATCTACACCACCTATGATCGGCCCAGCAATCTGTTTCCGGGCGAAGCCGGAGATCCCTTTCCGTTCCCCTGGACGAAGGATCTCTACTGTGGACGCATTGAGCTCCCGCCCGATCCCAAGGCCTTTCGTCCGAAGTTCGTGGGGGGGCGGATCACCACCGTTCGCGCCCCGTAAAGTACCGAGTCGGACACTCGGGATCGGGAGACAGCACCGGATCTGCAGGGGAGATGCCGACCATGTACGCTGACAGTTCTGCACAGGTCTGATCATGGCGATGCCCGCGGCACCGGGGGTCTTGACTCTCTGTCTTCTCGTCGTTCGAATGCAGTCCGCGAAACAATCCGCTGTCTGCCGCCTGCTTCCAACGGCGAAAGAACTCCCGGGCCGCAGGCACTGCAAAATCAAAGGCCATAAAACACGCCCAAATGGAGGTGATCTCCATGGCCTGGTCGCGTGACACTCCAAACCCCTGGAGGGCCCGATCGTTCGCCCAGGTCCCACAGGTCCATCCATCTTTGGCGAGGTACACCCCCCGGGCTGTCACCTGAGGAAGGAGGGCCTCAATCGGCTTCTGGAGTTGCAGGATGCTGTCACACCAGAGGACATACCGATAGCCCATGGCCCGAACTGTGTCGATCGCGTAGAGTTTGAAGGCATACGGATTCTCGGCATGGGTGGGGCTTCCGATCTCGTCGAAGGATGAATAGGTAAAGACAGGAATCTGGGGCGAGTGCGTTCGAACGGAGGTGCGAAGGCGATTGAGATAGGGCGCATAGGATCCGTCTGCGAAGCTCACGATTGCAACCATCGCCTCTTTCCGTCGAAATCCACGAGGTCCGACCTGCATTCTCCTTTTTTCAACCCTACAGATAAATGCCTGAAGGAGGAACTCGTCGCGCCATTGGCTCTCGCGCTGCAGTCATGCACGGAACCGCCCACCACACGCCCGGCGGCCTCACCAAGACCGATCTCAAGTACAACAAGTGGGGCCGGATCGTCTCGCGGAAGAAGTCGATGAAGGCCAAGAAGGACAACCGCCTCGTCAAGCTCGGCTTCAAGACCCGCAAAGGCAAGTTCGGTCTCGTCCCCTCGAAGAAATAACGCACCTGATAGCAAATGATTCCGTGGATCGCATTGCTTACCGCCGCAACCTGGGTGGATGTCGGAACCATTGTCCTGTCGAAAGGACTCGTGGCGATGCCTCCGTCCCTTCAGACCTGGTACGCGTCCTTCGGTCTCGTCGCAGGGCTTGCGGATATCCTCATTCTCGTTCTGGGCGTTGCCCTGGTCAAGCTCCTGGTTCCCGGGGCCACCGGACTTCGGCTGATCGGGCTGTCCGTTGGGATTCAGGTGCTCCATGATGTCCTCTTCTATGTGGGCGTCATCCGCGGTGTGCCCGCGGGGCAGAATGCGATTGTCGATCTCTTCAAGCGCTATGCCTCAGAGGGGTCGTGGCGCATCCTGGGGGGAGATGCCGCCATGATTGCCGCCACGGCCTGGGGCATGGAGGCGCTTCCCCGCAGTCTCACGCCGGACCAGATCACCTGGACCGGACTCCTGGGCCTCTATTCCCTGCTGTATCTCCTCTATACCAAAGGATAAATGGGCGGAGGTCTCTTTGGCACCGAGCTTGCCCTCAATCCGAAATGCCTTGTGTTTTCAGCCTTCGTTCTCGTCGTCTACTGGCTGCCGCATCCGGTGGCCCTGACCCATCGGATCGTCGTCAACTTCATTCTGGCCTGTTTGGCGTATGTTGCCCTGGCTTGGTATGATATGCTCTATGACTGCAACGATCGCTTCGAGCCCACTCTCCTGGGCTGGATGTGGAAAGATCTGAAACCCAAGGAGTATCAGGAGAAGTATGACAAACTGTCGCCGAAGACCAAGAAGGTCATTCGCACGGTGGACATTGCTGTCCTCGTCGCTCTCGTCCTCCTGCTCGCCTATCCCTACTTCGTGAAGTCTCGGTAAGATTCCCTTCTCTTCCATGAACAATGATCGACTGGTGGGTCATCTCGTCGATTCTGGCCGGGCTCGGAACGGCCTATGGTGCGAATGCCTACAACAAGAAGGACGCAACGGAGCTTCGAAAGAAGGCCGTTGAGCTCCTTTCCCAGGGGGAAGGGAAGGGCTGGGCTGCGAAGATTGAGGAGCTTCAGTCCAAGGTGGCCCAGACCGAAGCCGATAAGACCAAAGCCGAGGAGGCCGCAGCAAAGCTTCAGGCTGCAATTGAGGAGCTGAAGACGGGAATCCAGACCCAGAAGACGGCCTTGACGGGACAACTTCAGACGCTCACGAGCCCCGACGAGGTTGCGTGGGCCACCGTCGATCCAGGGACCTTTGCGTATGTCGTGGATGCCTTGATGACGGGATGGCTGCCCAGCCGGGGGATCCAGATCACGCCGACGATGGGACGCTTTGCCATGCAGATTCGGAATGCGCCTCCGCAGGCCCGGGGCTCCCTCCAGGGCTTCTACACCGCCCTCAAGGATGCGTCTGAGAAACAGTCCGGAGGCCGGAGGCGGAGACGGGGACGGAAGGGAAAGGGTGGCGCAGACACGCCCGCCGTCACTGCGGACAAGACGGAGGCCCTTGCAGAGGTTGTTCCCGACCAGGCTCCGCTTCCTCCGGGGTTTTTGGACGAGGCTCCCACGGCTCCCGCGGCTCCCGCGGTCGAGGTCGTCCCGGTCCCTCCCGTTGAGGCTCCTCCTGCGGCCCCTGTCGAAGCTCCTGTCGAGGCTCCTGCGACGGAAGTCCCTGCAGCTCCTGTGGCTCCCTCCGCTCCTCCGGCCGGCCTCTTCCCCTCGCGCGACGAGTTCAGTGCAGAGGTCCTTCGGCTTGTGTCGAGTGTGCGCCCCGGACCGATGCCCATGGCCATGCCCATGGCTCCGATGCCAGCTCCTCTGACCAAGAAGGATCAGGCCGCCCAGAAAGCCGCCCAGGCTCTCTCGGAGAAACTGACACGCGCGTGGGATGCGGCTGTCAAGGAGGTTGAGCCGTACAAGGCCCATGCCCAGACACTTGCAGAGGAGACGAAGGCGGCCGCCGACGCCGCCTATACCCAGCTCGTCTCCGTGTTCGGCGAGATCGGGACTCTCATCCCCCAGCTCACCCAGCCTGGAATCCGCGATTCTGGATGGGCCGACCTGAAGACGGCAGGTGAGGCGCTCTCGAGTCGACTGACCGGCGCCCTGAAGGCCTACAAGGACGCAGTGGGCTCTCTGCCCTCGACCTTTCTGTCGATGTTCAAGAAGGCCAAGGCTGAGGCCCCTGCACCCGAGGTCTCAACGGCTCGTCACGACGCCTTTGTCGCCTCGACCAAGGATCTCCTGAGTCGCGCAGAGGCAGCTCCGAAGGCCATCGAGACCCTTCGCAAGTCGATCAAGCGCGAGCTCGAGTTCTTCAAGCCCCCTGAACAGTTCCGCGGGGGGTGTGCGCTTGTCCAGCGTGCACGGGATACAGATGTGACTCTGGCGCAGAGCAACTTCGATCTCAAGGAAGCCGCCCCTGCGGTCAAGGACCTCAAGACCGAGATCGGAAAGTACATCTCCGAGTCGAAGGGCTCGCGCATTGCCGATTCGGTCTTCCCGCCGGTTGCACCGGCCCTCCCTCCTCCTCCCCCGCCGCCTGGCCCGGCGCCTCTCTCCGAGACCACACGGGCAGCTGTCAAATCACGGGTCGAGGAGATTGCGGAGCAAGTGAAAGCACGGAAAGCCGCAGAGGATGCCGCCGAGCGCGCAACCCCTCGTCCCTGGAATCCCATGATCCCGCTTCCACCTGGACCTCCCCCGTCGCAGGACGGCGGACTGTTCGGGTTCTCCTCCAAGCCAGGGCCGGTTGTCAGCGACTCCGCTACGCTCTCAGGGTTCTATACGTCGATCCTCACAACGTCGAGCGCCCTCACACCCGTTCTGGCTGCGGTTGACACCGCGATCCGGGAGGGCGAAGGGATCCTGACGGAGCTGCAGGAGATGCATAGCAAGGAGAAGGCGTTCCTCCGTCTCACGACGAAGGCCGAGATGGACGAGGAACGGAAGTCCTGTGGGTACCTTCCGGCTCCCACCCCAGGCGTGGTTCCGTCGTCGAGTCTTGAGGCCCCTGCCGAGGTTGTCAATCCTCTCGTCGCAAGTCGAGGGCTCAAGATCAAACCTCGGACTGTGGTGAATGTCTTGCCCGCAGCTCCCACAGAGGTCCCGCCGCAGTCCGAGCTCGTTGCGAATTTCTCGAGGTTGCTTGCGGACTCGACGCCCGACCAGGGTCTTGAACTGACTGCGCCCGCGGCTCCCGCTGCGGCTCCCGCGGCTCCCGCCCTTGCCCCCTTCGAACTGACCGCGGAACCTCCGTCGACCGAGATTGTCCCCATGGGCGCCCTTCCTCCGTCCCTTGGTCAAGTCGAAGCTGCAGCTCCACCAGGATTGATCCGGCGGCCGTCCGAGCTTCTGCGGAGCACGACTTCGGTTCCCACGAAGGCCTCTGCCTGGTGGAGGATGGTGAGCAGCACGGACGCCGGCAAACAGGCCGTGCGCGACATGGTTCGGGCTCTAGTTGACTCTGTCAAAGGACTCCCTCCTGCCGACCGGAAAGACAAGCTCCCCGCCCTGAAAGCCGGGAAAGACAGTCTCCTTCAGCTGTCGGCACCCGGATCGTCCCAGACCGGAGGAGATGCCCTCGACGACGACCTCGAGGCCCTCATCCAAGAACTTGAAGCCACCGGCGGACGGTCGCGGAAAAGCACTTTCAAACGCCGCCGAGGGGGTAAACAAAATGGCCGACGACTGTCTCGTCGTCGCAAAGACCGTTCAGACCGCTCCCATTCGCACGCTCGCTGAGGGTCTCAAGTCCATGCTCGTGGAGATGAGCCTGGTCTTCGACGCCGAGGGGGTCCGCATGATCGCCATGGACAACACCCGCACGGTCCTCACCCATATGCGCCTCTATGCGAGCAAGTTTGAGCATTACGAGTACAATCATTCGGCCCCGAGGCTGGACGTCGGCCTGAACACGGATCACTTCTATCGCGTGGTCAAGACGGTGACGAATGATGATACGATTACCTTCAGCGTGTCCAAGTCCGAGTCCAATCACCTGACGATCACCCTCGAGAACGGGGAGAAGAAGCGCCGCATTCGCTACAAGCTCAACCTCCTGGATCGCGATGACTCGGATATCAACATGCCCGAGACGGCGTTTGCCACGCGCATCACCATGCCGTCGCTGGACTTCCAGAAGATCTGCCGGGACATGACCCTGCTCATGGCCAAGACGGTGGACATCAAGAATGTGGGGAGTACGCTGACCTTTAGCTGCAAGGGCCCGTTCGCATCCCAGACGGTCACCCTCGGGGACAGTGCGTCCGAACTCAGCATTGACAAGAAGGAGTCCGGCGAGATCGTCAGTGGCACCTTCAGTCTGCCCCACCTCGTTCTCTTTACCAAGTGCAGCAACCTCAGCAACAACCTCGAGGTGCACATGAAGAACGACTGGTTCCTCATGATCCGCTATGTGATCGCGAACCTCGGAGATATCAAGCTCTGCCTCATGCCTTGCTCCGCGTAAGCCGCCTAGTCTTGCGGGTCGACCGGCGCCTCCGGGTCTTCCTGCGCCCTCCCTCGGTCTCCTTGTCGGCCTCGAAGAGCGACTCGTCGTCTGCTCCGCCCGTGCGTTGGCGTTTGGCCGGGGGTCCTTCGAGGCGTTTGGCCAGGAGGTCAAACAATGCATCGGCGTCGGCCTCCGTCACACTCCCGAGGGTGACCGCAGCGCGAAACGCATCTCGAGCTCCCTCCTGAACAAACTTCCGTGCCTTTGTCCCGGACATGGTTCCTGCAGCACCACTGCTGCTCATGTCTGTGGCGTCGCGGGTCAGACTCTGAAAGGCCGGGGGTGTCTGGCCCTCCGCGGTGAGAGCCTCCCAGATGCGGGCCGAGGGGCCAAAGTCCGCTTCCCGATCCGAGCCTCCGACCAGCGTCAGCGTTGTATAGCCCCGCGCAACGAGGTACTCGCGGGCAGCCACAGGCCCTCCACAGGGTGGACGGCAGGTTGCCGTATCGACAAAGGTCACACCGGACGGGAACATCTTGCGGAGGAACGCTACCTTCTCGGCCGAGGTCAGAGGGTTTTTGGCTGCCGGACTTTGGGAGGACGACACAAACACAAAGGCCGGTTTGCCTGTCGCAACCAGGGCCTGGATCATTGCGGCATGTCCGATCGTCGGGGGTTGAAACCGACCCACACTATACACCGCGTCCATTGTGTCCCCTCAAGAAGTTTCGCACTGGAAGACAATGCAGTTCTTTGGAGGCTCAACGCGTCGCAAACGCAAAGGAGGAGACAAGGGGGGTGACATCGTGACCCACCTCCTGACCATCCGCAATCAGATCAAGCTCTACCACTGGCAGACCAATCGGTTCGCGCGCCATACCGCGACCGATGCCCTGACGGCCTCCCTGGATCTCAACATCGATGCGTTCGTGGAGTCCTATATGGGACGCTACGGACGCCCGAAGGTCACGGGCAATCTTCCGCTTCATAATTTCAGTGAGTCCGCGGCCAAGGCGTTCGTGCAGCGCGAGACCACCTATCTCGAGATCGAGCTCCCCAAGAAGATCGGCAAAGGCGACTCCGATCTCCTCAATTTGCGTGACACCATTCTCGGAGACCTGACCAAGGTGTTGTATCTGTTTACGCTTCAGTAAAGTGTGACACTTGAACAGAAAAATCCATCCCCGGGATTTCCTGACGTATCCAAGGTTGCGTCAATCGTGTCTCCTTGAGCAAACACGGCAGAGGTTGTCTTAATGTATTTGGTTGTTCCGTCCGTGGAGTCAAACGTTAACGACATCACGGGTGTTGCCTGGCGGTTTCTGTGGACATTGAAAATGAGATTGGATCCTGCTCCCAATGACCCCGTAAAGGTCATTGCGATTGCGATTGCGATCGTTTTCTGGTCAAACGGATGAGGGATCGCATTGGATGCTGCATACGCAACAACATTTGATGTATTCGTAAGATTCCCGGGCGTTTCTGTTCCCACTGCGAGGTAATACCGGCGATTCGCTCCAAGGTTTCCGTTCACTCCGTAGGCCAGCGTTGGGCATTGCTGTGTGACATCAAACGAGTTTCCGTTGGCATCGTTGTTGAGCAAATCACACGCCCCAACGATGATGCGTCCTGCTGCACGATTGATGTCGTGTCCAAGTCCACTTCCATTTGTCGTTTGCCCGCCAATCGTCGACGATTTGAACTCTAGGATACCACTTGCGTCTGTGACTTCTCCACCCACGATGTTCGACCCCGAACCCCGTGCGTAGACGACAATATCCCGTACAGCAAACCGACTTGCGTTGTTGATGAGGATGCCGCGCGATTTCCCGGCACTCGATGAGATAACGTTCAGGGTTGTCCGCTGAATCATGTTTGCGGGAAAGAAGTCCAGTGTAGAGGTTCCGGACGACAGACATCCCGTGATTGTATTGGATCCCGTTGCCGTCGACGTAATCGTCCAGATGGAGTTTCGCAGTTTCGCAGTTGGAATCGTCCCCTCGGGAAACAGAACTCCCGTCAAATTGACATTGCTGGATGATGACAGATTCGCCGTGAAGTTCTCCACGCGAGAGTTGGACCCCATCGTCAAGAGGGTCGTGTTGCTCGTGCAGTTTAACTGCTGGATGATAACCGCTTGGGCCCCCACCCCTTGAAGCGAGACGTTGGCGGGAACAACGACTTTCTCCGTGTAGGTTCCCGGTAGGATTTCCACAACTTCTCCAGCAACCGCATTGGAGAGCGCGCCCATGATCGTCTGGAACGGATTGGTGTATTTGTTCAGGGCCCCGGAGACATCATTGCCATACAGTTGATCTACGCGCAAAAGGCGTCCCTGAAGAGATGGCAACCCTGCAGGTCCTCGTTCCCCTGGAATCGAGGCCGCGACCTTTCCCACCCCCGGGATGTAGCGATACAGAGGAGGCCCCGACAGAGGGGGAACAACAGACATTATAAGGCAAACCGCTTTACCTTACTTCGGGCGAAGATTATGCGCCTTGTACGCGATGTCATCGCCCAGCTTCATACGGAGGGTAGGGCTGAAGAGGCGGCGATCCGACACCGTCGTCGTCGAATTCCAGAACTTGAGGATGTGGAAGTGCCCCTTGGGCGAGACCGTGATCCCCACCAGGGTGTCGTTGTTGGTCTTGAGCAGCTTCTCGGCCATCGCGTGGACCATGCAGTCGATGAGGACCATGTGGGTGTCATGGGCGTCCACCTTCTTGCTCCAGGCCCCGCCCTTCTCATTCTCAGGGGCGTCCCAGAGGGGACGGATGCCTTGCTTCATCAGGAAGAACATGCCGGAGTGCCAGGCCTCCGGAGAGATGGCTTCCACGACGGACCAGAATTCCGTGGCCGTCGTGAACTCCAGGAGCTTGATGTAGGACTCGAGGGAGTAGTCCATGCTTGAGGGGTCGTGGTACCAGAGGACCCAGGTGCTTGCGAGAGTGGTCGTCATGTTGTCTTGGGGGCAAGAGTCGAATTGCCTGAATCCATCGCATCCGTTTTGAACCAAAACGGATTTCCTGACCTCAACAGCAGAGAGCAGTGTTCCCATGGATCCTACCGCCATCTACGCTGCGCGGGCTCTGCCCCGCCCCTCTCTCTCCGACGAGGTTCTCCTCCTCATCTCCAAGCTCAAGATCTCCTTCAAGCCCGTTGTTCGCCGCGCCGTGCGGAAGCCAGTGGATAACTGGCGCGAGGCGGCCCTCGCCGATGTCGTTCGCAAGGTCCGCGAGAAGGACGACCCCGATTATGATGAAATCAGTGCGGCGATCAACAAGCTGAGCAAGGCCAACTACACCAAGCTGATGACCGATGTCCTTGCCCGACTGACCAAGCGCGACGCCCTCTTCCGCCTCCGCGTCACCACCCTCCTCTTCGACCGCGGCGTCCGCCAGACCTTCTTCGCCACCCTCATGTCCGATGCCTACAAGGACATCGCAGCGGCCCACCCGGAAGCCCTGCAGGACCTTGCGACCCAGACCCAGTTGTTCGACACCCTCTACGATATGGGCAATGTCACCCTGATCCCCTCGTCGACTGATCCGGGCTACAATGACGCCGTGATTGCCTGGACGAAGCAGAAGGAGACCAAGCGCGGGTTCGCGGTCTATGTCTCCGAGCTGTACAAGCGTGGATTGGTTCCCGAGGAGACCATGTCCGGCTTCCTGAAGACCGTGTTGGACGAGCTGGCGACGAGTATCCGCGGCGCCAAGACCGGGCCGAATGAAGAGCATGTGGACGCCCTGGCTCGCTTCCTTGCGGCCGTGGCTCCGACGGTGCCGATCAAGACGCCCCTCCTGGGAGTCCTTGCGCTTCCCCGCGCGGACTGCCCGTCGCTCTCGATGAAGAGCCGCTTCAAGCTCGAGGATGCAGCCAAGGCCTCTCGTTAGAACGCACCAGAATGCCACCTCGAATCAACACAAAGACATGAGCTCCGTCCCCAGTGCAACTGTCATGGCGCAGGCGGCCAAGATCGCCGTGGAGCAGGATCGCCCTATTTATTTGGATTACTACGGGGACAGCCTCACGAAGGCGTGCTGCATCGGTGTCCAGGGCACCACCAAGATGCTCGTCAAGTCCGATACCGAGTACACCTCGCCCATTGAGACGATCATGCGGATCAAGGAGGAGAAGACCTGGATCATCCTCACGGAGAACTCGCTCTATGTCGTCAGTGCGGACATCCCGGTGAAGAAGATCGTCTCCCAGGGAGGAGAGGGCGCCACCGCTTAAAGTCGAGGTGCACAAGGGACCCAATGGATACGGTTCCGCCTCCCCACCGCATTCTCTATGAACCCCTGAATGATGAAACCACGCGCGCCTTTGTGACATCGTACACCCTCGCCCATGCCCAGGAGGTCGAGGTCGATACGATTGATGCCGCTGTCGCGAACAGTATGGACGATTTTGCCAAGTGGGTGGGCCAGTGGATGACCTTTGTGCCCGCCCGGGCTGGGACGCGGTGCCGCCTTCTCGTGATTTGGCATGCCCACTTTTTGTCCTTAGCCTGCCAGCAGATGCTCCGGAGGTCGTTGGAGCAGCGCTCGTTTCGGTGTCGCGTCTGGTTTCACATCGAAGAGCCCACCCTTCAGGCCGCCCTGTTGAGCCGGTGCATTGTCACGCGCATGCCGGTTGTGACTCGGACGCCTCGCATCGTCGGACCGCCGCTGGACCGATCGATGTGGGACGACCCGCGGGCGCTTGAAACGGATTTCCAGGTCCCCATAGACTAAGGAGCAATGCGCGTATTCACCGACGGAGCCTGCACCCACAATGGGTCTGCCCATGCCAAGGCCGGCTATGCGGTTTGGTTTCCCGAGGCCAAGGACCGGAGTGTGGCCGCTCGACTGCCTGTCTCCGATCCCCAGACCAATC